CATGCTCGGTACCAGCGTATTCACTGCAACGTCAGACCAGGCAATCATGCGCGCTAATGCGCAAGCCCTTGGATTTACGCGAGGCGGTATGCGCTTGTCGGCCAATACCATTCGCAACTTGTTTAATGGTGACGCTAAGCGTGCTAACGCCGAACTCGGCCTGCTGGTGGACTCGCATGCAGCTGTAGTTTCGAAAATGGGCGGCTTTGACCTCTCACGCGGCATTACCGGCTGGTTTGCAGAGAAAACCCTGAAGTGGTCCGGACTGATAGCCATGGACCGCGCTAACAAAGCGTCGTTCGGCCTGCTGATGTATAAAAATATCGGCGAACTCACCCGTCAGTTTAAAACCCTGGATGAAGTAAAGGGATCGGATAAAACCATTCTGGCCAACAAGGGCTGGAGTAATGAAGACTGGGCCATCATGTCAGCGGCAGAGTTGCGCCCTATGACAACTGCAGGGCATATGGGCATGACGCCAGATGCGATATATGCGGTTCCTGATGCAACTATCCACAATATTATGGCTGACCGTATCGAACAGGTGCGAGCTGGAAGCGATACCGCCCTGGCTACGCTTGGGGATATGCCAGATGCACGGCGTGCAAAACTGAAAGAGGCTTTCGACGCTGAAGCAGAACAGACCATTACACGTATGGTTCGTAATGCCCGGGCAGAGGCTGCGCAGAAGCTATTGGGTATTACACACGGTGAGATGACCAGCGCAATCACGACGGCAACCGGTATTGATACCTACGCCCGCGACGAGGCTGGGCAACTGGTAAAAAGCTTCATGCTATTCAAAACAACGCCGTTCGCCGGGTTCCGCCAATTGGTTAATCGCACGCGGGATCTTGATACTGTACCTGCTGTAAAATTCTTTGCCTCGTATGTAGCAGGCACCACCATGGCAGGAATGTTTGCTAACCAGATGAACGCACTGTTTACCGGCAATGACCCGCTTGATATGACAAAGCCAACGACATGGATTCAGGCTTTGCTTAAAGGTGGCTCGTTCGGTATTTATGGAGATTTCCTTTTCCAGGACCACACGCAATACGGCTCAAGCATTGGTGCAACTCTGGGTGGACCTGTGCTGAGCTTTGCAGAACAGCTAATGAAATTGCTTGTGACTAACCCGCAAAAAGCCTTGCAGGGTGAAGAGACGAGCTTTGGTGCTGATGCGTTAAAAACGGCTAGAATGATTACGCCCTTTGCTAACCTGTGGTATACAAAGGCAATAACCAATCATCTGATTTTGCAGCAACTTCAGGAGATGGCTAACCCTGGTTACAACGACAGGGTAAGAGATCGGGCGCAGCGTCAATTCGATACAACGAGTTGGTGGGAGCCTGGTCAGGTTGCGCCAAGAAGAGCGCCTGATTTTGGTAAGGCGGTAGGGAACTAGAATGAAAAAAACACTTAGAATTATAGGTATAATTTTAGGATTTATTATATTTTTAGCTTGCGGTTACTATTTTATAGCAAACTCGTTTGACAATCTGTTCTATGGGAACATTTATGTCAACATCACGACGGCAATTACACTTATCTATTCTGCGATAAGTCTATATTTTATTTGGAATGCAAAAGTGTGACATGTCACAAGGAGAGATAATGAACAAGTTTGCATTGCTAGTTTTGCTCTCTATGCCATTTGCATCATCAGCAGTAGTCATGGGCGGAAGCAATCTTGGATTTGGTGGTTATCCCGAGTTCACTGAGATTGCCCCAACACCGCCATATTCTGATGATCAATACGCATGGGATAACTATCGACGTCAGGTTGCTGATTATACCGAAAGGGCAAAGCAGTACATTGATGACTCCAATTCGGATATGAAAAGAATTCAGGAGGCCCAGCAGGATGCGATCAATAAGGCGAATGATGTTGTAGAGGAGTACAACAGGAAAGTGAAAGGTTACTGACGCAAAATAAAGCCCGCCATGCGGGCTTAGTCTTACCTTAGTGCGCCTTCACCTGCTTCACGATGTACTCTGCATGTGACTGAATGTCACGAATGCATTTGTATGAGCTGGTTAGGTAGTTAACCATCGTGGTAAATTCCATCACTGCACCGCCAACGTCGTTGCCATTCTCTTCAAGCTCTCTCAGCAGGTTCATCAGGTAGGAGCGGTCAGCCAGGCTAGCAACACCCTCAGGTGAGTGAATGAAATCACGATAGCCAGGCTTGGCTGGGTAGTTGTACTTCTGTTCCTGCTGCTTCATTGCTTCCAGTATGGCTGGCATGAAGCTCTGAACAACCTGGCTTGCTTTATCAGCAGCGGCTAACTCTTTGGTGCCTACAAGGTCAGCGAGAGTTTCAGCACCAGGGTGCGAGTATTTTCCTGTCTTGCGGATTTGTGGAAGCACTTCACTGGTAACCCATTTACGGAAACGGTAGGGAATAGTGCCAGGTGTCACAGCATCGCGGCAGCGGAGGATAAGAGTGTAGAGGCCTGATTCCGAAATTATGAGGGTATTTGGGTTCCCGCGATTACCGTCGGTTAAACCGACAGTATTTTTTTCATCGTCATCCAACTTCAATAAAGCATCTCGGTTGTTACTGATGCCTACTGCCTTGCATACATCCATGGCAATAAACCATGGGTTACCATCAATGATGACAGTTCTAATAGGGGTATTTGATTCGAAGTTAAAAACAGATGGTTTGGCTTGTGCGTTCATGGTGTAGCTCCTGTATTTTTTGGAGTCACCACCGAAGGTCTCAATCTTGCTGGTGGTGAGCTGAACAGGGTTGAGACTACCGGATACAGGTAACCGGCCAGCCTTTCGGCTGCCCCGCCCAGCCCACCATTGAGGTGTAGCTGTGCCGCACAAATAAAAAACACGCTTAGCGCGTGTTATGTGCGCCTGTATTTACCGGGGTCTCAAGCCCGGCACCAGATTTTGCCGGTGCGTAATCACTATGGCGCAAATGTGCGGGTAAGTAAATGCACCAAAAAGGTAATAAAGTCAATTTGTTTTGGTAATAATTAACCGCTTATGAGTTGTCTGGTAGGTTCTTTTTAATCATCATTGCGCAGTATTCCAGATGCGACATTACATCACTCATTGACACGTTAGACGCCGTCACATAGTTAATCAATGCCGTCAGCTCGGCGGCCGCCCCACTGACATCATACCCGTCATGCTCCAATGCCCTGAGCAATCGCATCAAATCAGAGTCCTCCACCAATGCCCTTACTCCAGCAGGAGAGTGGACTTTTTTCTGTTCAGCTTTTAGAGGGTAATGATAATCGCACGCCATAACCTGCGCTCCATTCATGCACTGTGTTTATATACAGTACCAAAGGAAAGGAATATTCGCTAGCAATTTTGATATACCTCACGGGTAATATTAGCTGCATGTTTTGGTAATGATAATTCATAAAAGTGTTGTTGAGCTATAGAATGTCTGTTAGACGGCCGCAACTGGCGCGCCGGATTCCTGGAGCGAGCAGACAAATGACAGTCTCAACTGAAGTTGACCACAACGATTACACAGGAAATGGTGTTACCACTGTTTTCCCATATCACTTTCGAGTTTTTAAAGCACCTGAACTGACAGTTGTCACAGTGGATCTCGATGATAACTAGGATGTGTTAATCCTTGGTACACATTATACCGTGACAGGCGCAGGGTCATATCAGGGTGGCACGGTTATTCTTGTTCATGCTTTAGCTGATGGGTGGAAAATATCCATTAGTCGTGAACTTCCTATGACACAAGAGACCGATCTTAGAAATCAAGGTAAATTCTTCGCAGAGGTTCATGAGGATGCTTTTGATAAGTTGACAATGTTGATGCAGCAGGTGCGCAGTATGTTCAGTCTCGCTCTCCGTAAACCATCTTTTATTGTCAATTACTATGATGCGCTGAATAACTACATTCGCAATTTACATGATCCGGCTCGACCGCAGGATGCTGCGACTAAGAATTACGTTGATAGCCTTGCTAATGAAAACTTTGATCGTACATTACGCACACCTGAAAAAATACCAACATTACCAGGGGTTCAATTTCGAAAAAATAAAATCGTTGCCATGAATAACGATGGAGATCCGATAATGGTTCTTCCAGAAAGTGGCAGTGCAGCTGATGTAATGATCGAATATGCAAAACCAACTGGTGCAGGTCTTATAGGAACAACATCCGGTAAAAACATCCAAGAAGAAATAGATATTATTTATTCTGATATTTCAAACATTGATTATGCCAATAATTTAAACGCTTCAATTATTAAAAATAGACTGGCAGACGGGCAAGTTATTTCTTTTGACCTGAGAGGTGATTCTACGTTCTGGGGGTCAGAATCACTTAATTCTACCGTTAAAAACCCTGTAAATCCTGCGGTTGTCATGCAGCGCACACTAGAATTACTGTATGGTTCAGGGAAAGCTATCGTTACTAATAACGCAATTCCTGGAAGTGCGTTATTTGCTATGCTATTAACTTTTGAAGCAGCGATGGAAGAAAGCACTGCCGACGTTGTTCTGTGTAACCACGCCCAAAACGACTGTAATTCATTTATAAGAACGGTAGAGCAATACAAAGCGGACCTGATAACATTCGTAAATATAGTAAGAAAGTACAATAAAATACCTATTCTTGTTACGCCAAATATTACATTGGTATTGGATGGTATTACAGAGACAATGACAAAACGCTTGCCAGCATTTGTTGATGCAATGAGAGCAGTGGCTAAAGAAAAAGGCGTTGATCTTGTAGATAATTTTTATTATACGACGAAAGCCACGCGTTATATAAGGGGGTTTGATATTGTTCCTGACGGAGTCCATCCTAGTACAGATACTTACTACATGATTGGCAAAAACATTGCTATACCATTCATCGCAGCCAGGGTCCTCGCTAAACCAGGAGACATATCGAGCCTGAGTAATGTTACGTATCGAGACACGATCACCAGCGGCCGAAACTTCAGGAATGCAGACAGTCTATTTACCAAACAATTGTCTTGGGATGCGATTGCAGGACAGACAGGAATATATTATCCATTCATCTTAGATAACCCAACTGATGATACAACTATTGCGATCGGTGGGTTTCAATGGGGTGGTGGAGGCAAGACTATCCTATCTTACAACGACTCTTTATCTGATTTGAGATTTAATGGAACAATAGATCAGCTTAGAAATGGCGGAACTGATGAGAATGCTTTCTATACTGTTCCGGTATGTAAGTTGCTGCCAGGGCTGCATGTAATTGGGTTGGTTAATCATACGGCTTCTGGAGGGACAAGCTCATCATTTTCAGGTGTTACGCTGGTAGAAAGAAGAGACATAAGTACTGGATATTATAACGGTTCTGGCTACGCGCAGAGTCGTATAATAACGGTTGGCGATGAGATTACATTTACTTGCTATGTAAATTCGAGCAGTGGTGTTAACGAAGATCTTTTCGTTTTGACAGAAACTCTGAACACAACAACAGCATGGCTCACATTAAATAATGCGGCGGGCACAATAACGCTAGGTCAAAACAATGGATCGCCAATCACAGTTGCAACCGGTATCTCATCGGGTATGTATAACGTAAGGTTGACACTGAATGGAAATAGGACGGTTTCTATACTTTTCGGTGCAGTTAACATGACAACTGCAGCTGCTTCCACCCCTCTGGCTACGTGTTATGTTTCATCCCGTGGGATGTACAGCGTACGCAAACCGTGAAAGTTTTTATTTTATAATTCAAGATGTAAAATTCCTAAAATCATTTTATAGATTTAGGGATTTTACATGTCATGTTAGATAGCAAGATCACTCTTATCAGTTGATTCAGACTTATTGCCTGCTGGTATCGCTCCTACTGCGCTCACAAAGTGAATACTGGCATCAAGATAAAGTCACTAGCAATAGCAAAAGTTGCATCTTCGGTTAACCTCCTAGCATATTAAGTAATATTTATCCGTTTATGGTTTATTGTGTATGATGAATCTACTAACTTTAGGGGGTTCATATGCACAAAAAACGGTGGTTTCTATGTCTGCCTCGATGACCGCGTCTGATATCAATCAAGGTCTTGGGACTGGGGCGTTAGCAGCCTGGTTGGTTGGTGTTCCACTTGAAGTGGTCATAGGCGCACTTGCTGGTGCGGTTATTTTTGTTACCTTTGCAGCAGAGTACGAAATTAAGCGCCGGTTATACCTTGCTGTAATCAGCTTCTTTTGCGGGCTCCTCTTCTATAAGCCAACTGCAACAATCCTGATCGGGTTCGCCTCTCTCGTTCCATCAGTCACACCAGACATGTTCGAAAAGGGAATTGTCTATTCCGCAGGTGCGTTCGTATCGTCGAT